CCGGCTGGATCTCAAATATACCTAAATTCGATTTTAGGCGAAATAGATTATACGTACCAACTATCCCGGGCTAGATTTACAGCGGCAAAAATTAACGAACTAATCGAAAGCGATAATTTTAGTATTGATCGATTTACTGAATTACTAGAAAAATCTAAGCCTAAACAAACGGAAAGTAAAAGGATCGCTAGTAATACAGATTTAATTTTTGACGTTATTAAGGACCACGATAACGCAAAGGCTGGAATTATACCCGGGATCGAAATAGGGCTAAGAACTTTTAATAAAGAAATTGTACTCGAGCCTGTGGACGTTATGGTAATAGGCGCCCGGCCCGCTATGGGTAAAACGGCTTTTTCTGTTACGCTTGCCGTAAATATGGCGCTCAGGAATAATTTAAAAGTTGCTTTTTTCAGTTTAGAAATGAGTAATAAGCAAATAATGAGGCGTATCGTTTCTAATATTGCAGCAATCGACAGTAACCGAATAAAATTCGGGGAATGTTCGGCGACTGAATTAAAAAAAATTAATCAGGTACAGGAATTAGACGAACTAGATAATATTAAAATATTTGAGGGATCGCATAGCATAAAGGATATTACTAGTATAGTTAGCGAATTAAAAAGGACCTCAGGCGTGGACGTTATAATTATCGACTATTTACAAAAAATTATTCCTAGATCAAAAGGATCTAGATACGAACAAGTTACCGAGGTTTCAAACGGGGTAAAAATGATCGCGCAAAATATGCACGTTCCGGTAATTGCCCTCGCTCAGTTATCGAGAAACGGCGCGCAAATAGGTAAACTACCAACGTTAACAGATTTAAAGGAAAGCGGGGAAATTGAACAGGACGCTAGTATAGTAACTTTTTTACATAGGCCCGAATATTACGGCGAGGAAATAACCTCGAACGGAAATAACGCAGCGGGGATATGCGAGGTTTTAATCGCGAAAAACCGCGAGGGATCAGTCGGGAAATATGAACTAGGAACCGACCTCAGTTTATCTAAATTTTACGATTTACATTAATTAGACATTTTTTAGACGTTTTTTAGACATTTTTTAGATATAATTTAGGCCTAAAATGAAAGAAAAAAAATGTAAAATATGCGGGGCTGGCTTTATTCCTTTTAACAGTATGCAAAAAGTATGCGGGTATAAATGCGCTATCGAAAAAGCAAAAATGGATCGAGAAAAAAAAGAGGCTAGAGAATGGGCCGAAAGAAAAAAGATCCTAAGCGCAAAAATACAGACGAAAAGCGACGTAAAAAAAAAGGTACAGAAAGTATTTAACGAATGGGTAAGGCTCAGGGATCAGGGTTTAAACTGTATATCCTGTCGAAAGCCGGTAAAAAAAGCGCACGCCGGCCATTATTTAAGCGTCGGACGTTTTCCGGAACTTGCGCTAGATCCTGATAACGTTAATTTACAATGCGATTACTGTAATATTTATTTAAGCGGTAATGGGGCGCTTTATACAACCGGACTTATTGAAAAAATAGGCGAAAAACGATATAACGAGTTACTGAGCCGGGCGAATGTACCGAAAAATTATACTATTTCTGATTTAATGGATCTTTACAACGAGTATAAAACAAAGGTTAAAACGCTAAAAGCAAAAAAAAATTAAATATTTTTCTCTTTTTTCTTGTCTATAAATTTAATTTGCCTATCTTTGTAAGGTCAAACAATTAAAACATAGTAAAAATGGGATATTTAAGCACAGAACAAGTAAAAGAGATCCGAAACGAGATTAAAAAAGTTTTAACGTCAAAAGACGGTTTTAAAATTAGCGTTACTCGCGATCATTACTACGGCGTTAATGTTATGGTAATGGCTTCGCCGATCCAATTTACAAGCGAATATAAAAGCATTAATCACTATTATTTAGATCGTATCGAGGATAAAAACGAACGTACGGTATTCGAATTGATCGATAAAGCCGTTAATCGCGCGGTAGGTATATCATATAACCGTAACGCAAACGATCCGGGGGCCGATTACGCCGACTGTAATTACTACAAAAATTATTATATCGGACGCTGGGACAAGCCTTGTATGTTTGTATAAAGAAAACGGGATCTTAAAAGGTCCCTTTTTTTTTGATAAAAAAAATACTTTTTATTAGTTGGTAAATTAAATTTGTCTATATTTGTAAGGTAAAACATAGTTAAATGAAAACAATACAGGAATTAAACGTTTTAATGTGCGCTAATATGGGCGTAAATATTGAAACTTACGAGGCGTACAGCCTTACCGATCAATTTAATTTTCGAAACGATAATTTAGCCGTATTACGATTAACGAGTAAAGCGTTTAAAATGGTCGCTAACAGCCCGGCTCAAATCAAAGTATTAAAACAAATTGAGGCGATAAAAAGTAAGTATATTAAAAAGTAACCAATTAAATAAAATAAAATGGCAACAAAAAAAGAACAACTAACAGAAACGCCCGAGGCTGTAAACGAACAAAAGCCGGCAACCTTAGTGCAAGCGATTATAAACGTAATGCGCGAGGTAAAAAGTATTGAGAAAAATTTAACAGTAGGCGAGGGCAAGGCGTCGTACAAAGGGGTAGCGGATAAAGACGTAAAGCATTATATCGGAGAGGCTATGAGCCGTAACGGGTTGTCAATATTACCTATCGAAATAACGCCTAAAGTAACTATCGAGCGCTGGACCGAGGATACAAATTACGGCCCTAAAACAAAACAAAGCGTATTTACTGAAGTACAGACAAAGTATTTATTAATACACGAAAGCGGCGAAACTCAGGAAATAGTAGGCTATGGCCATGGCGTAGACAGTCAGGACAAAAGCGCCGGAAAAGCAACTACGTACGCGCTTAAATATGCTTTATTGTACGCGTTTATGGTCCCTACCGGATCAATAGACGATACAGACGCTAAACATTCAAACGATACCGAAACGGCGCCGCAAAAAATAGTACAGCAACAAAAAAAACAAGGCTTAACAGTCGATCAATTTAACCGCGCTGTAAACGCAATTAATAAGGGTGAATACTCAAAAGAGGAATTAACGGCCGACTATTTTTTAACGCCTGAGCAATTAGAACAACTAAAAACCGTATAAAATGAACACTATTTACAAAGAAAGGCCGTCTAAAACGGGGGAAATAATGACTAACCCCCGCCTAAAAAGCGAAATATTAAGCGAAACGGCAAAGAAACGCGTACAGGAAAAGTTTATCGAGGATAATTTCGGGGTAACTCGCGAATTTTGGTCCAAAGAAACAAATAAGGGGACCGAATGCGAGCCGGAAAGTATTAAATATTTTGTAAAAAATTACGATTTATTCGGAGCCTCAAAAAACGAAATTACGTACGAAAACGATTTTTTTATCGGTACGCCTGATATTATACACGCTGGGATCGTATACGATATTAAGACAAGTTGGAGCCTTTTTACTTTTCCTATGTTTGACGATACGGATAAAATACCTACAAAGGCGTACGAGTATCAATTACAAGCCTACATGGATCTAACCGGGTTAAAAAGCGCTCGTTTAGTATATGTTTTAACCGACGCCACCGAGGAAATGATACAGGACGAGGTTTATAAACGCTGTCTAAGATCAAAGATATTTAATAAGGCCCCGGAAGTAGCGGCCCAACTAGAGGAAAAGATCGAAAAACAAACGCGCTTAGAAATGACTTTTAGCCATGTACCCGACGAACTGAGAATAAAAATATTTTCAATCGATTATAACCCGGAAATGATAAAAGAAATGCGCGAGCGCGTGGATCTTTGCCGTACCTATTACAGCGAACTATTAGAAAAAGTAAATAATCAAATAATCAGTAAAAACAACTAAAAAATAAAGGTTATGTATAAAGCGACAGGAATACTAAAAAAAATTGAAGTTACTCAGGTAGTAAGCGAGAAATTTAAAAAAAGAGGCTTTGTTTTAGGGATCCCGGACGGGGAAAAATGGACGCAAGACGTACGCTTCGAACTCGTACAGGATAAATGCGCTATTTTAGACAACTTTGCCGAGTTTAGCGAAATAGAGGTAACTTTCGTTTTAAAGGGCCGCGCTTGGACGCCTGAGAACGGCGAAACAAAGTATTTTAA